GATACCAAAACGTAAGATAATGAAAACGTGATATCGTATCTTGTTAAAATATGCGAGTGTGCTGGAATTGGCAGACAGGCACGTTTGAGGGGCGTGTGTTTCGACGTACGGGTTCAAGTCCCGTCACTCGCACCACATGCACACAGTGCAGAATACGGATGGAAAGATGGCTGAGCTGGTCTAAGGCGCACGACTGGAACTCGTGTGTACGTTAATAGCGTACCGAGGGTTCGAATCCCTCTCTTTCCGCCAAATAGTTTTTCAAGAAAACAGCGTAGTTTCGGGAATGTGCCGAAATTACGCTGTTTTCTTGGTTTTGTCAAAATTGTTTTGATGCTTGATTTTGCACTAAAACGCACATGATTGCGTTGATTTGCAACGCAATATGACACGAAATATGACACGAATAATCAAATTTCTCTTTTGTTATCAGAAAAAAGATCATCCATATAATTGTCAATTTTCTTATCCGTTTCTTCTCTTTCCGCAGTAAATGTATGCTGATATACATTTTTAAGCGTTGATGGTGTTGACCATCCGCCACGTTCCATGGCGTATTTATCAGGGACACCCAAAGCCAGCATAATAGACGCATTGATATGCCGCAAATCGTGAAACGTCATATGTTTTCCAGTCTTTTCAAATATTATATTTACAAAATGCTTGTATATAGTACTCGCCGCCAGATCCACAACATAATCATCTGGGTTTCCTGACCCTATCATATCCAGCAATCGTTCTGGCACCGAAAGCCGCCGTGTGCTGTTAAACGTCTTTGTTTTCTCTTTTTCTATTTGTCCAGCCATTGCAATCCGTACATTTCGCACAGTCAAAATACCATTGCTAATGTCTTTATAACGGATCCCACGCACTTCTGACATTCGCAAACTAAGCCACATTGCAAGCATTGCAGGCAGCTCTATATCCGTTCCTTTTATCGCATCTGCAATTTGTTGTGGCGTTGGTAAGTCTTTAACCTTGTGTTCTTTTGCTGGCAAAGTCGTGTGAAATACAAAATCTGGCATATACATTGCCACAGATGCCGTCAATAATCCATGTGCATTTCTCACTGATTTTGCTGATAATGTCTTTGCTGCATTGTTGATAGCAGCTTGCACCATCAAATTTGTAATCTTTGACAGCGGCACATTCATGAGTTCTTGCAATTGATTTTTACGAATGTTTCTGTATCCTGCAATTGTTGATGGTGATAATACACCATCTTTATTCGCAATATATCCATCAATTGCATCCCCAATAGTTAATTCTTTCGGTTTTTCTTTGCGTTTCAGACTGTATTCGGCAGCTAAAAACTCTGCTTCTTTTTTTGTGCCAGCTGTAAAAGATTTGTACAGCTTTTTCCCATTGCTGTTCTCGCCAATGTATAACCGCACACGCCAGTTACCAGACGGCAGTTTTTTCGCTGTTGCCACTAAAGATTCCTCCTTGACAAGAGGAAACAAATGTGGTATAATAATATTGTTAAATTATACTTTTTGTTCCCTTTTTATACCATCTGTTGTGCCGCAACAGATGGTATTTTTATTATATCATAGTTTTTTTGCTAAATCAAGAAAAATATGATGCACAAAATAGCCGACCATTGATTGCTGATCAGAGGTCGGCTATTGTTATTTTTTAGAGTTTTTCATCTATGCTTTTTACGTGATTCAAAATTTGCTGTAGTGTGTCATCATCACTGGTATCTTTTTTAGTGTCTAAAGTGCCATTTTGAGTGTTCTCTGGAGTGGTTGTTGCATTTTTTGCAAATCCATTCAGACCAGCATTTTTGATGATTGTTGGGTAATCTATGTAGCATTCATCTAAATCAACGTCCCCGTTAATACCGCTGATCGTTCCGCATCCCTTTTGCCAGATGCCATAATTGCCGGAATAACCGCATTCGCTGCTATAATCCGCACACCAAACTGTATACCGATTTCGCACCGATTCAGTGACATAATTTTCAAGGTAAAAGGTAGAGCAATACAAACCGGCATAATAGCCAGCCTGCTCCAATGTGCTGCAAAATGCTTCAACCATTTCGCTACAAACCTGTTTTCCAAGAGCAAATTGCTTTTTCTCTTCCAAATCGAAATAAATTGGATATGCAAATTGCTTACCATGTAAAACTTGCAAGCAGACATTTGCTTCCTGCTGTGCCTCTGCTGCACTCGTGGCGTAACTATACCAAAACGCACCGCAGGGGATTCCATTTTTCTGACAGCCGGCATAGTTCTCTTCAAAATAATCATCAACCTGATTTTTCAGGACTTTTCCGAATCCGGCACGAATCAGAGCAAATGAAACTTTTCCAGACGCTTTTACTTTTACCCAATCAATTTTCTGCTGGCAGTATGATACATCAATCCCATAGAGGATATTTTTTGCAGATGTCAAACCAAAATACTTGTAAAAATCATCTGTAATCGTGCCATTGCCCTTTGTTTCATCCCCAAGCCAGCGGTATCCTGTCCGCACATCCAGATGCGTGTACTGATAACTACTTGTGATGTTAGCGATGCCAGTAAAGCCCAAATCCTGAGCCTTACAGCATATCGTTTTGCTGCTGATTGGCTGCCCGTCCTGCCCGTAACAGCAGACATCCGCAGCAGTGCCTTTGGTATGCTGACCGCTGCTCGTACCGCCTACAGCTTTATCGTGCTCCGGGCAGCGGTAGCCGCTCGTTACAATGATTTTACTGCAATTCAGGGCGGTGTAGAGGGCTTCCAGCTTGTCAACCAATTCAGATACAATCAAAGTTTCGTGACTACCTCCGCACTGACAGCGAAATTCCCTGACATTGAAATGTGGGGAAAGCTGGGTACTATCATTATAATCATAATGATTGACTGACATAATATCATCCTTTCACAAAAAATATTTTTATAAAAATTTGAAAAAACACTTGACAACCACAAATTTTTGTGGTATAATAAAATCATGGAAAGGGGGTGAAGCCAATGAGCAAAAAGAAAAAAAGAAGACCGAAAAGAGCAGCGTTCAATCAAAAAGATTTGCAAAAAATCCTGATGATTACAGCTCTAATCAATCTTCTGAATGCGATTACCACCTTAGTCAATAAGATTTGGGACATCTTGCACTAAGAAAAATCGCTTGTAACAACGGGCAACGGATGGGCAGCAGCTCATCCGACCCTACTATTATTTTAAAACAATTTTTGCTCATTGTCAAGATGTTAGATGCCATTCAGATTCTGCTTTCTCTTGCAAGTATCTTTTTATCCATCTATGCAATTATTTTAATCAGACGTATGAAATGAGGTGCTGAAATGAATCTGAAAAAGATTCGCATGGAAAAAGGGTTGACGGTTCAGCAGCTTGCAGATCTTGCAGGGCTTCCAAAACGAACTGTAGAGGAAACAGTCAGACGGGATACTTGTTCCGTCCGAACTGCTATCAAGCTTGCTGATGCCCTTGGTGTCACGCTGGATGAACTTTGCAGAGATAACCCAGAACAGACCGAAACCGAATAACCCGATGCCGTCCGGCAGCTTTTCCGCTGTTGGGCGGTTTTCTTTATTCTGCTTCCGGCAATCCAGCGACGCTGGTCAAAACAGACAACACCCCAGCCAGCAGAGCCGCACTGCCTACAGCAATCCAATTGACATCTTGCATCACAGCAGCTACGCCGATGGTCGCCACGGCGGTCTGTGCCATGGTTTTCACGGCTCTGACTGCCGCAGCCTTTGCCCAAAGTTTCCAGTTTCTCATGTTATGCTCCTTTCTCGGTCGGCAGTGCCATAAATTCTTCGTGCAAGTGTGTCATCACACCATTGCCGCCCAGTTCATGATACTGCTGATACATGTTTTCATAGTTTTCTTTTGCGTAAATCGGTGCAAACCCTGCATCAATGTACTTGTTATAGCAGTGCAACATCCGGTCACGGAGCAAGGCTTGTACGCCAAATTCCAGTGCCTTTTGTCGCATTTCCTGTTCTTTCATTCGGGCTAAAATCGCTCTTGTCCCAATTCCAAGTATCCCAGATGCACTGATCACAGATAAAAGGATTGTAAGAATACTGCTCAAAAAATCCACTCCTTATGAAATTTTAATAGTCTGAATTGTGATTTTGTCACCTGCCGTTGCTGGATTTGTAAGCACGAAATAACTATATTCAGTAGCGTGATATTCATATCTATAGTCTAAACCAGACATTAAATGTAACCCGTTTTTGTACACATTTACAACCATATTAGCACCAGTATATCTATTCGTTTCAATCGGAAATTGCGTTTGACCTTCTTCTGCTGTGCTTTGCAAAACATATTCTTCTAATGTTGGTGGATTCTTCTTTTGTTCTTCCCACCATTCATTAAAACTGTCTTTTAAGTTTTGCAACTGTGTTCCTGAGTTAATCAGAAAAAGGTTAAAACGAGCTTGTTCACTTTTTAAAGCTGTTTCAATTTTTGATTGTGCATCCGTTACAAAGCCGGAAATTTGTGCCTGTGCGTTTGTCACCGCTTCCTGAATGACATTCACAATATTTTCTGTTCCGGTGATTCCGACTACATATGGACAATTCGCAGCACCACGATTATCGTTCACGTTTTCGGCGGTGATAGCAGCAGCCTGTGCAGGTACATACACATAAGCAAGCACAAACAACTTTGCGGAATCAGTGTCCGGAACATCTGGTTTTTGCGGATCAGCTGCCGGTGTCCCTTTATGCACATCAATATAACCGTTTCTGTATGCTTCATCCAGATTGACCGATACACAAACCGCATCCCATCGAGGGTTCTCGCTGTCTGCCGCATCAATCTCGACTTCCAGAATATCCGTATTTCTCACATACTTATTTAAGATTTTTGCTCTGCCTGTGTCAACCTGAACGCCCATCGTAGATCCATCGGCAAAAACTCTAAATTCTTTTCCAATGCCTGCATAAATCCCGTCAGAAATCAATCCTTCGAAATAATCTGAAAAATCATCTGCCCCATACAGGCGGTCATGATTGATACTGTCATAAAATCCACTTTTTATCATGATTTCATCTCCCAGTCTGAAAATGTTGGCGTTACTCTGTAACCGTTTTCGTCATCCGCTTCAATTACTTCCAAAACTCGTGCATTTGCTTTCATGCCGTATTCATTTTCAATGCTTACAAGGTCGCCTAAATCCCAATCCCGGCGGTATATAAATTGCAGTGTTGTGTCCACTTCTCCGGACAGTCCCTCAATGATGCCAGTTTCAAACAGCTTTTCTTTTCCACGCTGTCTTAAAAGTATCCCATATTCAGCAGCAGTGTAATATGTACCATCGTCTTTTTTCATTCTTAGGTCACGAGCATCCACAAAAATTTCCCGGCGGTCTAATTGCTTCGGAACATTGTGTTCATCGGCAGAGTTCCACGTCTTGTGTGTCCAAATAACTGATCGGTCAGCACCTTCCCCTTCTCCGGCAATAAAAGCCATCGTTTTATTATTCTCATCGTCCAAAACATATTGGCTATTGATTAAGTTGTAGTATTTCGGCGAAAAAATAACAGGGGTATTTTCCTTTTGGTCAAATGTCCGATCAACGCCTTTGTAACATGTAAAATTAAACCCATCCTTTTTGTCTGTAAAAACAAATCTAAAACTAAATCCATACTGTTTGCAGATGCTGAAAATAGCATCAAGAAGATTCTGATATTGATATACATTCCAATAAAGATATCCTTCTTCTTGGTTGAGTGTCACACCATACAAATCTTTTATAATGTCAATTTCACGGTCAGCATATTTTGCAGCCATGCCTTTTGCTTCCAAATTAATCAGATTGCAGCACAATGCTGATGGAGAACTTGCAGCGAAAGAGCCGGCATTTGCAACGACCCTATAGGATAAGATGTTTTCAACGCCACGTCCGGAAATAATAAAATAGTTCCCGTTTTCTGCATCTGTCTTGATTTCAATGTGTTCAATCATCATCGTGTTTTCGCAGTCTTCCCGGAAAACATAAAATCCAATCTGCAAGTACTGTAGTAAATCTGGATCAGCCGGAATGTATAGTTCAAAATCCCCAACATCCCAGTAACGCCGTGTCCAGATCAGGGAACGATACTGATCAATTACAGCAACCCTTTTAAAAGTTTGATTCAATATGTACAATTCCAAGTCATCATACCCCCAGTAATAACTTGTCAACTGTGATAGTAACAAGCAGATTTTCCGGTTTTTCGTCTGCTCCATAGGTTAGACGATTTTTCCCGGGCAGCAGCTGCACCCACTCAAAACTTTCGTCCATCGTGTTCAGAATATTTTTGGTTGTTCCATCCGTAAATGTCTTTACAATAGACAAATGATGTTTATTGGTGTTTACTGTGATTTTTTCGCCTTGATTCAGCGTTGTTTCTGTGCCTGTCAGCTTCATGGTTTGATTGGATGTCAAATTGGTTAGCCATGGTCTGGATGTGATTTTTCCAATTGCCTTAAATTCAACCACCATTCCCGTTGACACCAGTCCGGCATTGATAATACCAGATGTGCTGTAATTCCGTTCAGAAACGGGAATCGGTTCGCCAATACTGATGGAAAACGGAAATTCAAAACGGGATTCTGATACTGACAGAACCAATGTTTCTTTCTTTGCACTTCTAAAATATGGGTCATTGCAAATAATGGATACTTGTGCAGCTTCATTGTTGCTGAACAGGTCGCATTCAAATGTTTCCACATATCCATCAATGTAGACATCATGCAGCCCATTCCGGAAATAGATCCGGACGACTTTTCCCAGCGGAAAATGTTCGTATAAAGCATTCCGGTTTTGCTCCACGTCTGGAAACATCTTGATATATAGCACAATATTTCGCTTGTTGATTCTGCCGGAGTTATAAACCTCTCCGTCTACGTTGGCAATTGTGCTAAAATTCAGCGTTGCTCCGGGTGGGGCTAATCCGTCTATTTTATAAATGCAAAAATTAGCGTTATTTGTAAAATCAATCGTTTTTGTTTTGACGAAATACAAAAAAATCACCCCTTTGCATTCAGCAGATTTTTGGACTGCCTGTAAATATCATACCGAGATAGTGCCTTTGGGCTGTTGTTTGTCTGATTAAAATTGTAATTGTTGACAACTTGCGTTGTTCCAGCCGCTTTGGATGTGCCTGCTCCAATATTCAAATCACTGGAAACATTTGCAATCGCAGATTTCGCAGCCTGTAGCGTTTTCTGTGCGGATTTCTGCATTGCATTCACAGCGGTCTTTGTTTCATCTTCGATACCCTCTGCCATGCCCATCGGCAAGAATTTACCAATCTGATCCGCCATGACTTTAGACGGGGAATTGATGTCAAAGAAACTTCTCAGCCCATCTAAAACGCCCTGACCAAATCCCTGAATTTTATCCCAAATCCAGCCTGCCATGTCATTGATCCCATTCCATAAGCCTTCCACAATATCAGAACCAATGCTATAGATTTTATCTGGCAAGCCGCTAATGCCATCTACAATGTTATCCCATAAATTCTGTGCGGCTTCGCTCGCCTTGCTACCAAGATCACTTGCAAATGTTGTGACTTTTCCAATGATGTCTGTCAGCCAGTTCCAAAATTCGCCCGGAAGTTCCTGTATTTTCGTGGCAATGTTCTCAAAAAAGTTGCTCGCTGCTTCGCTGGATTTCACCTGCATTTCAGCTGCCCATGTTATAACATTGCTGATTACATTTGTCAGCCATTCCCAGATTTTTCCCGGCAGTTCTGAAAAAAACTGCACAATGGAATCAATGATTTCCGGAATTTTTTCCGTTACAAAGGTTTTGATATTCTCTGCCCATGTCAAAATTGTTCCGATTGTCGCCCCGATTGCATAACCAATCTTATATGGCAAATCGCTGAAAAATTGTACAATCCCGTCAATGATTTCTTGTACCTTCTGGTCAAAGGTCAATTTCATTTCAGCTGCCCATTCAATGATTTTCCCCGGCAGCTGTTTCAGAGAATCAACAATAGCTTGTATAAATCCTTGCATGGACGTTTTCGCATTCGTCCCTAAATCAGAAAACCATTGCTTGATACTTGTCCAGACCTCTGATAATTTCTCGCCGATTTTCTCCGCAAGCGGTGTCAATCCCTCTACAATTGCATCTAAAATTTTCGGAATTGCAGCAACCAAAGCTGCCAGAACTTTTGGAATTGCCTTTACAATCGCCATAAAAAGCTTTACTCCGGCAGAAAGAATCTTTGGGGTTGCATTGGTTAGGAATTCTGTAATTGCAGCAATAATGTCCGGTAATGCATCAACAAGGCTCTGAATGATGTCCGGCAGAGCATCTACCAACGCATTCAAAAGTTCAGTTGCAGCACTTAAAAGCTGCGGATAGCATTGTGCAACAAAATCCACAATTGAGCGAATAACATCTGGCAATGCAGCAGTCAGCCCCTGAACAATTTCTGGCAATGCATCAATCAAACCGTTCAGCATGGTTTTAGCTGCTTCTAAAATTTGCGGTGTTGCTGCGGTCAGCCCATCCACCAAAAGAGGGATCAAAGATAGCAACTGATCCAGTAAACCCGGCAATGCTTGCACGATTGCATCAAAAAGCGTGGTAATTCCACTTAAAATCTGTGGCGTTGCATTTACCAGCATTTCGACAAGAGACGATATAAGTTCGGTCATAGTTGTTCCAAGGTCTAATTCTTTGAGTGCAGTAACAAGCCCCTGAAACAACTGCATTGCAGCACTTAAAAGCTGCGGTGCAAGTGTAATGATTTCCTGTGCAAGCTGTGTAATAATGGTTGTAAGACTTGTCAGCAATTGCGGTGCAACGGTTACAATTCCATTCGCAAGCGTCATGACGATTTCGCCGGCAGCGGTTAAGAGTTCCCCGGAATGCTCTGTAATTCCATTAAGAATGCTCTGAATAATCTCCACACCGATATTTGCAACGGTCGGCAAAACACTGGTAATGGTTGTTGTTAAGGTTGTCAGGATATTTCCGACAGATGATCCAATCTTTTCGCCTGCTCCGTCTACACCATTGGTCAAATCCATAAATGCACTGGCAAGATTTTCAACATCCGGAACAATTTTTGCAAGCACCCCAGATGCAAATGTGGTGAACATAGCAAGAACCGGTGTGAATGCTGTGCCAATTTGGGCAATGGAATTTTTCATGTCAAGTTGAGCAGCGTTCAAGTCCATAACTGCTTTATTATTTTTCTTGTACTGCTCCCCAAGGTCGCCATATAGCCCATCCAGAGTATCAACAATCAGCTGTTGCCGCTGTTGTTCATCACCACAGGCTGCTAATTTGGCATTAAAATCATCTTCGTTTTCGCCTGCCCAGTTCAGAGCATCCGCCAAATTACCTGTAACCTGCCCAACCTTTGCGGTTTCGTTGACAGATTCTGCTAAACCGTCAAGTGGGATCGAATCGCCATATTTCGCCCAGATACCAGCTGAACTGTTGAGCAGGCTGTTCAGATTCTCTGTGCTTGTCCCCATCGCCATGAAATTTGATACAGTGGTATTTGCAGCGGTTTCATCGCCCAAAACACCATACATGTCCTCAAACATTTTTCCGGCTTTTTCGCTGCTGATTCCGGCAGATTCCGCAGCAGAATTTAACTTTGCCATGTTATCATTAAATTCCTTGCTGCTCTCTGTTGCTGCAACTAAGCCTGCTCCCAGCCCTGTCAGAGCCGTTCCCAGTCCAGTCAGAGCTGCTTTTCCGAGAGAACCAAGAAATTCTTTTAACTTTCCGCCGGACTTTTCTGCTTCATCGCCGGTATCTTTGATTTCTTTGTTCGCATCGTCCAAAGATTTTTCGGCTTTTTTAGCAGAATCCCCCGTTTCATCCAGCGTGTTGTCAAAGGCATCTGCTGCACTTTCAGACGATTTTAGATAATCCTTATTTTTCTTTAGGTCATCTGACAAATTGGAGATTTCCGCACCAAGACGTTTTGCTTCGTCTGATTCTTCCCCGTACTTTATGACAGCATTTGCGTGTTCCTGTCGCAGGGACTTTAGGTCTGATTCTTGCTGTTTGATTTCATTCGATAACTTGTCGATAGCACTAACATTTTCATCCAACGTGTTGTCAAATGCATCTGCCGCCTTTTCAGCAGCTTCAAAAGATTTTTCAGTAGATTTTAAAGTTTGCTGGTTTTGGTTTAAATTATCTGACAATTCAGAAATTTGTCTGCCAATTGTTTCTGCTTCATCTGAAAACTGCCCATATTCCAAAACAGCACTTGCATATTCTTTCCGAAGATTTTCAAGATCTGTTTTCTGCTGCTTGATCTTATTCGTCAAATTTTCCATGACGATAGCACAGCCTGATTTGTTCGACAAATCATCCAACGTATTGTCAAAACCATCTGCTGCTTTTTCAGCATCTTTTAAAGACTGCTTGTTTTGATTTAAATCATCTGACAATATAGAAATTTGCGTGCCAATTGCTTCCGCTTCATCTGAAAATTGCCCATACTCTAAAACAGCACTGGAATATTCTTTTCTTAATGTTTTTAAATCTGATTCCTGCTGTTTGATTTCATTCGACAGCTTGTCAAACGCACTTACAGTTTCTTCTTCTGTGTTTGCAAGTTCTTCTGCTTGCCTTGCAGCTTCTTCGGCTGCCTTACCCATCTCGTCCAGTGTGTTGTTATGCTTTGCAATCTCAAATTCATTTCCCTTAATAGCAGCTTTTAAGCTGTTCATTCTAATCTGCATATTCTGTGCAGCTTCAGAATTTTCGCCCTCGCTTTGCACAATCTCAGCAAGTTTCTTTTCATAATCCGACAGAATTGTGGAATAACTTTCGTTTACGGTCTTTAATTGTGTGATTTTTGCAGTTAGTCCATCAGCAGAATCGCTCCACTTGTCCATTCCAGCAGTCGCTACTTTGAACTCTGAGTTTGCAAGAGCAATTTGTCGATTTGCTTCCTGCAAATTGCTTTTCAGCTCCGAAATATCAACTTTAAATTTCGTTGTTGTTTCTTTCGATTTTGCCATTCCTTATCACCACCATTAAAACCAATTGTCCCTTGCCGGTCGCATCATGCGAGCAGGCTTTTTCTTTTGCTTGCTATGTTTCACAGTACGCTTCATCAGTAAAATCACTTCGTGAGCAGGATATTTCCGCACTTTAATTGGATCTAAGCCACTGAATCGGTCGCATAAACTCACAGTAATATCAAAAAATGTATCATATAAGGACAGCTTTCCGCCGCCCATCATCAGTTTCCCTGATTTTTTCCGTTGTCCAATGTCTTAATTTCAGAAAAGCAATACTTGATTGCCTGAATAAAAATCGGTACCAATTCGCTGACTTTTGTCCGGCGAATCTCTTCTTCTGTAACACCTTCAAAAATCTGCATCAGCAATGGTTTCAGCTGCGGCAGCAATTTCAGAATCATTCCACCGACTGCCGCTTTATCATCCACCTTGTCCAGATCTACACATTGCACAAGGTCTTCCATTGTGCCCCACATCAAATCAAACTGTGTTGCTGTGTAAGTCTTTTCCAATGTTTTTCCGGTCTTGTCATAAATTCTCAGTTTCATATCCATTATCATTTCCTCCGTTTAAAAATAGGCACCACACAATGTGGTCGTGCAGTGCCTAAATAAAATATCAATCTGTATAAAATTTACGCTGTCTTTACCTTTACATCTTCTGGTACCATAACCTTTGTGAACCAGTCATCCAAATTATCAGCCCGTGCATAGCGTTCATCAACCACAATACCAGTAATAGATTCTGTTCGCTGTGCGGACTGTGCACCCTCTACTACAACGGTTGTATCATCCCGGTACGCAAATTTATGAATGGTGCTGATTGCAGTATAGGTCAATTCTGTATTGGTTGTGTCAATGCTGTCAGATTCGGTGTTGACTTCTTCGGATGGAATTGCAAATACACCTTTGTATTTCCATACAAACCGCCAGAAACCATCTGTTCCCTTTGTTTTGTAACCAATGCAGAACTGTTTCGGTCTGGTTTCTCCTTCAATCAGCATGCCCTTTGTCGCATCAAATGCCTGTCCAGTAATGTTCGCCAGCACTGCCAAATGCAACGGTGCAACTGTAAGTGTAAATGTTTCCGCACCCTTTGCAGCGATTACAATCATGCCCTTGTTGTCGTAGAAGTGCGTTTCGCTGGAAGTTTCCACTTCTTTTGCAATCGTTGCAACATAAGCCAGCCGTGTTGGTGTTGTAGTAGTGAATTTTTCCTCACTGTCTTCCAAGACCTGTGCATAATACAAATCCTGTACGCCACGAAATTCAAAAATGCTGTCTGCCATAGCTTAATCCTCCTCGTTGTTTTCACGGATTTTAAGAATCTGCACAGATATTCCACGCCCGATGTGGGTATCCAAGTCGCTAACCGCATCGTAAGCATCGCCCCATGCTTCAAATCCATTCTTTTTTAACTTTTCAATTGCTTGCCGCAGAACGTCATAGCATTTTTCCGGTTCAACGGCATAAAAATTGACATCATAGGTGTATAATGTCGCATATTCCTGATTGTCATAGGCACTATTCAAATCACCTGAAATTTGCCAGAATGTGAAAAAAGCATCTGGATACGGTTCATCTTCCAGCAAACTTCCCTGCCGCCGAACCGGATACCCGAATTCTGATAATAGTGCAATCAAATGGTCTTCCATTGGTCACCCCATATTCCGTTCAATCCATTTTTCAATGGCTTCTCTTTGCAAATAAGTAATTGCAATTTTTGTTTTTTTGCCATAAACAGCATCATACAGACCCGGAACAGCTGCCATTGGCGGTTCGTGCCGAGGTGTTCCATACATCAGGAAATTAGATACCAAACTTTCCGACAGGTTAAACCCGATTTTTATTTCGCCAGTAAAGCCCTTCCATTCAACGGAAAAGTTCTTGTCCAGTGTTGCTTTCGTGTCCCCTGTCCAGAACTTTCCCTTTGCTGGCATGTTGGCTTTTCTCATAATTGCAGTGACTTGCTCATTGACGTATTCTTTGGATGCTTTCAAGGCGGCTTCTGTCGCTTTTTTCAGCCCTTCTTCCCCTGCTGCCCGGTCAATGCCCTGCATGAGTTCCTGCCAACCGGAAAACTGTAAGCCGATTCGATTCTTCTTTCCCATGATTACGCACCTCCGGAAACAGCCCTGATTTTGAATTTCAAGATCTGATTCCTCATATTGATGTTTTCTGGTGTTCCAATGACTTCATATGTTTTCCCGTCCGCATTCTGAATCCGGCAGTCTGCTTTGATATCAGGTCGATACCAAGTTTCAATGACTGCTGTATCTTCAATTGTGACCACATCATTATTTGTGCGTTCTGTTCCGCCGAATGTTTTAAAAGATGCATAAAACAGAATCCCAGTTTCCGGATAAACTTTTTTGGTTATGCCCTTTATCAGTTTTGTCTGCGGAATCAGCAGCCATAGCGGAACAACAAACGGCTCATTCGGTCGATAATTGGACAATTATGCATCTCCCCTCTTGTAGATCAGCTGGATTGCACGCTGAACAAAATACTGCGACAATTCCGCTGTGCCCATCCCATAATTCCATAGGTCAGAAACGCCACGGATAATCACACCAACAGCCTCCGGACTGTTTACGACCGCATCCGAAACGCCAGCATCCAGCAAAAACGCTTTTACATCGTTGATATAGGTTTTCAGCGTTTCATCCTGATACGTCCCCGTGATATTCAGACCGATTTTCACTTTTTCCAACAGTTCTTCGGCTGTCATGTGATTTCCTCCTTACTTTGCAGATTTTTTCAGCACAAATACAGAATTGACATCCAGCAGCTTGCCGTCCATAATGCAAAGTCCCTTATTGTACCATACATTTTTTTCATCGCTGAACCACCGCTTGAATGCCAGCTGCAAATTGGTATTGATTGCATAGTCATTCGGACGGAAATAAATTGCGAATGCATCCCCGTCCGCTGCTGCATCAAAGTCTTTCATGATGTCTGGTTCTACGAGGATGACTTCCCGTCCTGCGAACTTGCCGGACACTGTACCATTGACCGGATCAAAGGTTTCCATATAAAGCGGTCTGTCATTTGCATCCTTCAATGTCATGATCTGAGATTCAAATGTTGCAGCAGTCATTACCAGAACGCCTTCCCCACGATAAGCCAGCGGCACCTTTGCAAACAGCTTTGTTCTCCACTTTGTCCAGTCTGCAAGTTCTGCCGCGGTAAAGGTGATCTTGTTTTCTGCTTTTACCCGTGTATCGTTGAGAATACCCATCGGCTGACCGCTGCCCGTGCCGGACAAGATGACACGGTCAAATTCCCGTGCAAACGCTTCAGACAACAGCCGTGCCATTTCCGTTTCCAGCGTATCCAGTGTAACCACCTGAGAAAGCAAGGACTGAGAAAGACGTGCTTCCACAATGTGATAGCCGAAAGATACGCTGGTCTTGATTTTCGGAACTGCCTGTGTATCAGAAACAGTCGTTTCCGTAATCCAAGAAACAGTTGGAACAAGTTCTTCAATTGGAAATTCTACGCCGCCCTTAACATTCAGTTTCCGGACACGGTTGTACAAATTCCCATAGACTTTCAGTTCTTTGATGAACTCGTTCATGATAGTGTTCGGGATCACCTTACCAACATCTGATGTAACCAAGGTTTCATCCTGCCGCTTCTGGTAGTTCCATTCGCCAGTCTGCACATACTGCATAAATGCTTTCCGATATTCCATGGAATCCAGTGCATTTCCGGTTCTATGTTCTCCCTGTGGATTCATTGCAAACGATGCAAGACCTCTTGCCTGCATCGGGCTGAATGCAGACCGCTGTCCAGTCCCTTCATCGCCTGTCTTATTTGTAGGATCATCTTTGGGATCATCTGGTTCGTCATTCTTTTCTGCTTCTGCCAGCTTATCCTTTGCTTCCTGCAATTCGTCAAGTACTGCCCGTAAGGTTTCCCCCAGTTCCCGTACTTCCTGTGCAGATTCAGAAGCTTCAATCTTTTTTCGGATTGCTCTGGATTCATTTTCTTTCTTTGCGATCAGCTTCTTCAGAAACTCTTTCATTTTCTTATACCCCCAGTAAATATTTCAGTTTCAGCTTTTCCAGTTCTACATCTTCGCTGCCTTTGGAACGTGATTTTCTGGCATCTTCAACCGCTCGCTTGTCACGAGCAGAAATTTCAGTGCTTTCATATGCTGGAAATGTCACAGCAGAAACCTCTGCAACCTGTCCAATGCTATTGATGTATCGGGTCGGATGGTCGGTATCTAATCCTTCCCATTCATCTCCAGTAATCGTAAACATAAAGGACATGCCGGAAATATCGCCACGCTGCACAGCAGAATATAACGCCTTTGCATCCGGATTGTTTTCCACGTCCAACTGTACTTGTATAGCTAACCCATCCTTGTCACGCTGGAGCTGCATCGTAGAATTTTTGTTTTCGGCTTTTGCCCGTGCCAATGGAATCATTCCTGTGTTGTGATTGACCAAAAACCGCACATCGGATAAATCTGCATCATCCAATGCACCTCTCCGAATGATTTCATCGTAAAATCCCAAATCAGTTTTCGTTTCAAAAACAATTGGTCTTCCAACCAGATAAGAACCGCCATCGCTGTCTGTATCTGCTCGAATGTCAAACATAAAATTTCTTTTGCAAAATTCAGGCATTGCATTGCACCTCCTTACATAATCGTAATATCATTGATTTTCGGGGAACTGTTGTCGCTCGTCCCCGACCATGCCAAATAATATTCGCCTGCCGGAACGCTCGAAATATCAACGGCTTCTGTTACGCCAGCTGTTGCATACACATACTCAAAATCGACTTTGACAATGTTTTCGTTGTCCGCTGCCAGCAGACTTTGAATTGATGCTGCCTTTTCTGCATCTGTCGCACCGACAACCAGACCAGCAGGAATGAACTTGAAAAATTCCCCGTCTTTCATCGAGCCTGAAATGTACCCATATAATAGCAACTGTGTCGGGCTAATGGTCAGTGGTGTGGTGCTAAAAGTCGTCACTTGCTGATTCCATCCGAAATCCGTATTATTATAATACAAGGAATGATTAGAATCTGCATTGCAAAATGTACTCCCTGCTGTGATATATTCCTGCAATGCTTTCAACCCTGTTGTTGTCAGCGTGTAAATCGTACCTGTATAGTTTGTATACATTGCGTTATCAAACACATAATAACGGGTCGTGGTTGATCCTGTTCCAATCAAATTTGGCGTAATGATAGACGATCCATCCGCATTATTGACTTTCAGCCGATATACGGTCGGTGTGTTTTCATAGATTTCAATCGTTGGAGAAATACCATCTGTTCCCGGTTCGCCATCTTTTCCGGGTACACCGTCTGCACCATTCGCACCCGGTGTCCCAGCCGCTCCGGCTGCTCCCGTTTCCCCGGTATCTCCCTTGTCGCCCTTTGCACGTCCGGCATTGATGATTGATCCATCCGACAATGTAACAATTAGATCTCCGTCATTGTTAATCGTGCAATTTTGGACAGAAACAGCCGAACCGCCACCGCCACCACTTTGCTTGATTTTTTTGTTTAAAATCGCATATAGCAACAGATCCATCTGTAACCACCACCTTTACAGCTTGTACCATTTTGACTGGTACAAAATATATACATCGCCGGTATCCGCTGCAAGAAACATTGTGCCTTCATCGTAATCTGTCTTGAGTGTTGCAACATCAGAGGACAACCCCAACAGCTTCCAGCAAGATGCATAATTAAGTTCCTTCATCCGTGCTTCTACCTTCCTTACAATTTTGGATATTTGTTGGTTGCACACAGCAGCCATTATTTTTCATTGCTATGGCTCTCGCTTGTGTTTGATATTGCTTTGCATCATTTACATTGATGTAATTTAAGGACATCATCCGCACACCGGATAATTCTTTCAATGGACGCATTCCAAATGCTGCCCGTTTTTCATTTTCATACAAACTTCCGCAGTCACCCAGCAAACGAATCATTTCCAAAGTCTGATCCGTTGTCATAAAGACCAGATTTTTCGTGTAGAATGTAATTTCATTCCCAAATGACTGCTCTCGTGCGGTCAAAAGAGCCTTTGTAAAATTTTGCGACAGCGATATGACAATCGGTTCAATGGTTTTCTGGAAGAATGCTTCGTATTGTTCCTTTGTATAGTCCCCTGTCAAAATACACAATGGAACGCCAAAGTATCGCAGTATCTTTTCATCAATAAATTTGAGCGTATCTGCATCCACAAATTTTACAGTTCGGGTGATTGGAACAAATTCCGACTTGTTGTCCAATGCTAAGAATCCGCTCTGCGATTTTGCAAGTTTTTCTTCCAGTTCTTTCATTGCTGCTTCCGTCTTACCGTCATCCATTATGGTGTTATATTTGACAACGCCATTGACCGCACAACTGGAGGACATCGCAACTGACAAATTATGCAGTAATTTATCATTCAGATCCAATGTGTCCAGCAAGGCTTGATTGTCTGGCTGTCCGCATGCATTTCCGCCCATATATTCACTTACACTATAATTCTTTCGAATATGAATGATATCTGCATAGTTCAGCGTTGTTTCATAATTGTTTGCAAACGTGAATTTTACAAACAGGTTTCCAGCTGCATCCTGCAAGAACACAACATTCTGCGGTGCAATTGGGTACAATCCCGTATAAACCTTTGTCACGCTGCCATTTGCATCCTGTCTGGTGTAATAAGTCGGAATAATAAATGCATTATAGTTCAAATACAACTGCCAAATCACTTTTTCAATGAAATCTGCTGTTGTCATCAGTTCATTCGGGGCGTTCAGCAGCGTTTGCAATCCGCTCTGAATCGGAATAGAATCAGAGCCATCTTTTTTCACATGCATCGGAATCAGTTTTTTGCACTCCGAAACAATACAATTGATTGCCTGCTGTACAACATCGCTCGCATAGATGTTCTGCCCAAACTGCGAATAAATCGGTGTGAATCCGTTCAGGATGTCTGCATACTTTTTATTCTTACTTCCATGGATCAATTTATCGAACTGATCACGTAACCAACCCAAGCGATCACCCCCTATCTGGATTGCCGAATCAGCTGTGTAAAGTCTGTACGGTATCTTCTGTACATCTCATACAAAATAATCATCGTAACAGCCCCGTCAATTCGCTTCGCACGTTCTGTTTTCACACATAGAGCAAAATTATCAACGGTTTTAATACCAGCGTTTTTCAAGCACCATTTATCAATCTCATTGTTATTATAGTTAATCAGCTGATGTTTCAGGTCTGCTTCACAGTATTTCAGTGCATTGGATAATGTATAAGCGTTCTGCAAAATCAGCACCAAATCTTCATTTTGTTTCGTCCAGCCGTAATAATCCATACGATTCATCCAGTCACGGCTAAATCGCTGGTCATATCCGCACCGCCACAGACGGATGTCATAATCCGTGTACAGCTTGTAAAACCAATCTGCAACCACAGACAAATCAATATCTGTCCCATCTGTAATCGTAAGCAATCCGGCTTTTGCCCAATCTTTATACCTTGCACCAGCAATCCAGTCATCTGAATCTTCTAACTTTGACTGTGGAATAAAATACATGGTGTGAATGTATTTGGTTTTGTCGTCCGGCTTCATCATCAAAATCTTTGCACAAGTCAGGTCGGTTGTTTCTGACAAGTCCACTGCACCCAAACAAATGCAGCCACGAAATTCTTCCAAATCATAAACTGCACCATAATCATAGTCTTCCAGATTTAGCCACGATTCTACTGCATTTTGCTTGATATTAAAATCTTTTGGCAATACAAAAATACGATCCGCTTTGGATGACCGTGCAAGATCTACCTGTTCTCGCAGGTAATCCCATTTTTTCACGATTCCCAACGTTGGATTGCTTTTCACCCAAGTGCGTTCATCCTGCCACACTTCGTTTTCAGAATCCTGTGTATAAAGCCACGGCAAAAGTCGCTGCCCTGCAAGCGTGTCATCTTCTCCACTGATTACAGCCCGTGCTTTTTTCAGTTCATCGTCTAAATAGCCGCCGACCACAAAGCCTTCGGTCGTGATATTGATGAATTTCGGGTTTTCTTTCAGACTTTGCGACTGTTCAATGGATTTCCCGATGATGTTTTCTTTCATTTCGTGGGTTTCGTCTATGATTGCAAAATCAATGTTACGTCCTTCTTTGTTTTTTGTCCTGTCAGACAGCTTGAAAATCTTCGACCCATTCACTTTGTTGAGGATAAATCGCTGATTTCGCTTTGTGTCCAAATCGTCCGGATCAATCAACCGCCGCATGGTGTCAATTGCATCGTAAGTAATGCTTGCTTGATTGTCATCGTTGGAACTGCACACAATATCTGCACCGTTATTTCCAACAATCAATTCAGACAAACCCAAAGCAGAACAGGTTTCCGACTTTGTATTCTTTCTGGCGATTAGTAAAATGATTTTTTTGAACCGGTCAAATGTGGTTTCGCTCATTTTGAAGCTGTAAATTGCTTCGATAAAAGCCTTTTGCCAGAGCATCAGCACCATCGGCTGATTATAATACGGCGATTTTGTCAGCCGGACGCACTTTTCCATGAAATTGATCCGGATTCGTGCATCTTTGGTATCATAATAAAAGGCATCGTTCAGAAAATCGGCTTTTAAGTTTTCTAACTCCTGCCACAATTCCTGCCCGACAAGGATTTCACCACATGCAATCCGTGCATGGTATTCCAGCAAAAAAGAATTATCCGGTGTCCAGATTTTCTTTTCCTTGATTAACATGCACAGTCCATCCCTCTTTCTCTTGCCCACGCTCGCAACGGACTTTCCTGCTGATCTCCGTTGTCATCGGAAATACGGGCGACAATCTTCACAACATTGGTGTACTGCTGCAAAAACTCCCGATACTGTTTTGCTGCCGGTGTTGCCTTCTGCTGAGACGGATTTTCTGCATTGATCCGAATCATCGGCAGCTTTTCTAGTTCTTCCAGCTTTGTTTCCAGAAAAATCATGCGGTCAATCAAGGGCAAAATTGCAATGCTGTTCGATTCATTCACGATTTTCAGCAATTCTTCTCTTCGATTCATTTCTTTCCACCATCTTCCAGAATTTCAAATCCAAAAATCTCATTTTTCAGGTTTCTGCGAGACGGCTGCACCCCTATCATCAGTTAGCCCTCACTCGCTCTTTTTTCGATGTGGGGGGTGGGCAAAAATTTTTCCCACCAATCCAAAATAAATTTTTCCCACATTTCTTTATCTCTATTGTCAGAAAGATTTCGCAAACGGTCTAAGCATTCTTCCTTGCTGGTATCCACAAAGATTTCACGAGCGTTCAAACTCTTCTGCAATCGTTCCCGTTCGCTGCTCAATGGATAGCCACCGATCAGATAGGCGTTCTGCCATTTCCCTCGCCGTGTGCGAATCATATCAATCAGTAGATCACGCACACCAAACGCAACAGCGTTCAGTCTTGGCGGTTTGACATATCGTTCTTGCATGCTGATGCATTGCCAAATGTTATCCATATCCACAACCAAATCACCAGCTGACATACTCTGCTGTACCAGCGTTGTCTTACCAGACAACGGACAACCATACACCAGATAGACTTGTCGTGTGTAATATCCCAGCTTGTTGTGAATCTTGTTGTGGCAATGATGATGCACCAACATGACATTGTCTGGATTCAATGCAATCATTGCATCTGTTATGTTTTGGTCAGTCAGTTCGATTTTGTGGTGTCCGATGCAATCATACTTATGCACAATCGGCTTTCCGCAAAATTCACACAGCAATTCTCCCTTTTCGTTTACCCGTTCCATCCGGAGAACTGCCATCAATTTCACCCAAGGCTTCGACTGATAGAAACTACCATTCATTCGTAAACATCCCTTTTGCTCTTGCAAGTAATTCCGATGCTCTCAGCCGGAAACGCATATCTTGCTTTTCATCCAAAAAAATTTCCGTCCAGAACGATTGAATCTCTGCAATGGTCGCCACATGCTTTCGTGGATCATTTTCACACAAGCTATTCAGATATGCAATATACTGTTGTACTTCCGGACGTGCAACTAATTTAGTGGCATTGCCCCTTGCATACTTTTTGGAATATCCTGCCCGAATTACGGATTGTTCCGCATTTCCGGCACATTCTCCGCAGTAATAAGTTGCAACTAATTTATATTGCGGTTTTACGTTCGGTTCATCCATCTTCCATCACATGCTTATCAGCATCTGACCGTTCAATTTGATAGGCTGCTTTGCATGGATTCTTCATGTTTTCCCCTCCATCGTCAATATTAACAAAAATGCCGATACAGGTATTTCCCTATATCGGCAAAATCCATATTATAATTATAACATTTATTGAAAAGAAAAACAATGAAATTTACTGCAAATCACTGCAATTGTCTGCAAACTTTCGGCGTGCTTCTTGCAGCTTATAGTTAATCGCACGCTCTGAATAATGCATATGGTTTGCAATGTCCTGAACCTGCTCCATGTTCAGATATTTGCGAATCAAAATTGCTTCCATGATTGGATCATTCAGCTGGAGAATCGCCGTTTTTATTTCTGCCCGGCACGCTGCAACCACTTTTCGTTGTTTCTCACACATCTGTTCTGCTTCTGTGTCTTCTTCTTCATGATTTCGCTTATAATCTTCCAAAGCAGCTAATTTGATTTTTTCTTTTTCCAGTCTGGATAAAAACACGTTTTCCTGACTGGTTTCCGCCTGTTTATCTTTCATCGTAATACTCCTCAATGCATCGAATGGCTTCATCAAATCCATAGCAGACCTTTGCAAGATACCCCTGCTCCGTCAATCGTTGTAACCATGTCTTCTGATTCTCGGATACTCTGCCACGTTCCGCTTTCATTTCTATGTACAACCCGTGATACTGCCCACGTGCAACCGGCAAACACAAATCCGGTACGCCTGATTTTACACCAATATCTTTTCTCTGCTTGCCTTGTGCTGCATTGCACTTGATCTCATTCGGGATATGATACAGCAAATCTAGCCCCGGATAGCGTATGCGATTGCTGGCATAGCACGACCACTCCATAACGGTTCTCTGATGTTGATATTCTGTCATTCCATCCTCCATCCGTACAGAGCCGCTTTAAATTCCTCCGGATTCAGATTGCGTTCTGTGCGTTCCTGCTTGCATGCCTTAATAGAGGTAAATAAAATTGTCTGAATCTTCCCTTGTAAGCAGCCCTGTATCCATCTGCCGGAAGTGCGGTTGTAGATTCCGTAAATCGGCTTCCGTTTCTTCTTTTTTCGGATTCCAAACAGATTTTCCGTTTCTTCCGATTCAAAACGAAACATCTTTTCCATTTCCAATTCTTCCGGTGTAAATTCCGGTTTCTCTGCGAACGGCGGCTTTTGTTTCTGAGCAACTTTTCGAACTGTGTCGCCGGATACGTGAAAAGTTTCTTTGATTTGTTCCGTGGTCATCGTCCCATTGAAATATTCGTCAGCAACTGCCTGCAACTTCTTTTCCTGCTCCAGCCAATGCATGATAATCGCATCCCGGAACGCACCCCGATATTTTTTTATGATCAGCCGTGTGTAATTGTATGACCGATGCAACTGCTTTGCGATGTCCTCAATGCATGCTTCATCCACATAGTAGCGATAGGCTGCTTCTGTCAGTTCTTTTTCTTTGCACATCTTCGGTACTTCCTTTCTCTTCTTTCGGATTCTTTCGCTTCTCAGTCGCTCGAAGTGAATGTAATCGGCTGAATCATCTCCGGCAAAAAGTTGATCTCATAATGATATGGGTCAACATGTGCACCGCTGATGTCCTCAATCGTGTAGATTGTCCACTCATTCAGGTAAACATAATCCACCTTGTATTCGTCCTGACCAGTTTCCAGCGTGATAACGAGTTCATGATTGCTGTTATTGGATACAGAAAAATATCCAATCACTTCTAAGACTGGCTTATCTGTTCTGGCGTTGATAACAGATAGCCGCCGTTCCACGTTGAAATAGTCAGCTTCCTTTTGCACATTGTATCTTGCACGGTTGGCTTCTCTGCATCCTGTAAATGATGTAAGCACAAAACTTGCTGCTACAGCAATTGCAATGATTTTCTTTTTCATTCTGATTCCTCCAGTTCCTTATTTAAAATTTCTGCTGCTTTTAGGGCGTTTTTCTTGGTGTCAAAAGCCACCATGCACGGATTTTCCCGTCTGGTACTGTAACTTATGTCATATCTGTCTAGAGAATGGTCAAAATAAACATGGGACTTTACTTCATCATCATCTTCGTAGTCTGGCACATAATCCGGGCAAAGCATATCATGCAGCTGTTCCAACCGTAACAGCAACCGCATTTTCTTTGTGACTTGTTCGGCACGTTCTTTCGTGCGGAAACAGTTGCCGAGTTGAATGTTATATTCGTCGATACTGTCCTCACAATAAGTATACGGAACAACGTCAGCAACGTCTTCAACTGCAAAGTATTCTTCTCCACGCTCCGGCTTCCACGGCTTCGGTTCTTCCTGCTTCTTCTGCATCTCTGCTTCTTTCTCCAGTTCTTCCAGCTTCCCCAAAAATTCTGCTTTCAGGGCTTCCAGTTTCTTTTTGATGTCGTTCATTTCAATGTTTCCTTTCGTTTTTTTATTTTGCTCAGTATTTTATAAACTCATTGCCATAAATACTGTTAAGCACATCAAATACATGTCCCATACCCAGCCCTTTGTTGTTGGGTATCCACAAACCATCCTCGTTGTACTCGCCGCCGTTTATGCAGTAATTGTACTGTTTTGGATGTGTCTCTTTAAGTCGCTCAAACCTGCTTTTGCCTTTGTCCAAATGGCAACCAAATCCACAAAAAATGCAGCCTGTTCTGTTGCAACCTGTTGTTTCAAGTTTATCTGTTCCACATTCATAGCCGTATTCTTCAAGTCTCATTTGTTCAGGCTGTTCAGAATATACTACATCACCATACACACCCGCTATTGGTAAATTGTATTTCTTTATGTATTGATAAATATCCTGTTCAGTCCAGAAACTCATAGGATTTGACATTGGATATTTGGTATCAAATGCATTGCAGCCCTTTTGAAGCCATTGACCTAATCTTTGTTTTCCCTCAGATGCCATTTGTGCTGTTATTGGCTTTTTTTGAGTAAGTTTTGTGTATTTTTTTATAGGCTTCTTTTTCATAACGTAACAGCAGGCATCTGAAATAATAAAATCTACATCAATCAATGGCTTGTATTTTTCAACTGTGTAAATTGACTTTGCTCCGTCACTCCGTGTTGCTGTTCCATTTACATATTTCATTGCCCATTCTTTACCTTGCCTTGCATCGTGTACTTTCCTTGATACATTTTTACTTATCACAGGATAGCCGTAAGTTTTGATAACCTCATCAAATCGCATCGCAGGTTTTAATATCGTGACATTATCAAATGTCTTTACAAACCCCTGTATCTCCGGATACTCCAACCCAGTATTTACAAATACCGCCTCTACATCCGGATACATCTGGCGTACCAGATGCAATAAAACCGTGCTGTCTTTGCCACCGCTAAACGACACATAAACCTGCCCGTCATCCACATACTCGCTGTACTCGTTCTTTTTCAGAGGCGGCTCTTTGTCGCCTCTTGTGTCAAACACCACAAAACGTGTTTTGCCCGTCTTGGTGTTTGTGATTTTAAACTTGCACCAACTCTCATACCAAACCTTGATACGCTGCTTTGTCATTATGATTTTTGCATTTAACGGCAAAGACTGCATTTGCACCAAATCTGATTTCTGGTGCCGTTTAACATCATCGTTCATTTTGATTTCTCCGTTTCACTTCTCCGATTCCATGCGATTCTTGCTTTCGCATCATATTCTGCTCCATAAAAGCAAACATCCGCACCGCATACGTTACAGATAAACATCTGTGTACCTCTCAAAGGTGCTGTCACCTGCTTTACGTTCTTATTGCCGCAGAACGGGCATGGCTTCAATCTTGATTTGGCTTTCATAGGCTTTCTTCCTTTCTCTTTCTTTCGCTTCTGCGGTTAAAACGTAACCGCAGCATTTAAAACCGCCGCAGCCAGCCAATAAACCGCCCGTCTGTGGTCTCTATGCCACAAACAAACCGCTGCTGCACCAACATCCATCAGAATCATGGCAATGGGTAGGATTTGCGTGGTATTGAGTTTGTTCATGTTCATAATCCGCCTTTCTGCGAAATGCACCAATCAGGGATGAAAAAGTGCTTTCGCTAAAATAATGGGCATATTCATAGAGTGAAGATTATTTTTCAAATTTTCCATCCTCCATTCTCGCACCGCACACAGGGCAATATAATAGCCTTTCCGATACGTGAAAAATATCACAAATAACACTGTTGCAATTAGAGCATTTGGCAGCAGACAAATTGCATTCCCCTGCATGAAGTCTATAGACATTATCCATACACTCCCATTTTGCGGACGGTCTTGCATCTTTTGCATCAAATGTATCTATATCAATCAGCCGCTTTATTGCTGCAAGAGCCGTGTCAATTGCTGCAACATCATGGGCAAAATCATTGTCTTCTAAGCCAGCAAGAAGTCCTTCAGAAATTTCTTCACGTTCCTCTCGTAAGTCTTCCAGCTGTCTGACTGCTTCCATCAATTTTTCGAGTGGTATAATCGGTGTATCATCATCGATTACGGATTTAGTCACGACCTCAGTTTTCTTCCCGTCCGCATCAATAGCGATTGCAGTTATATCATTATCAAGTGTAACCGCCGAAACAGTAAGGTTTATTTCTGCTTTCGAGCATTTGCATTCTGTACCCGTGAATGTCATTGATGCTACGCCAGCATACTTGTCATCAATCTCAACAATCAGCTTTTTCATTTCGATTTCTCCAGTTCCTTGTTTCGCTGTTCGAGCAGTTCCACGGTTCGTTCCAGCGGCTGAATCGTTCCAAGCAACGTCTGTTTGATTTCATACATTGCATCTTCATCATTGCAAGCACGTTTGTTCCATCTTGTTGCATATTCGCCGATACAGTCTAATTCAAGGTGTGCGTCGCCTGCTCCAATCGAAAACGGCATACAAATATCATCCAGTATGCAGGATACCTCTTTATTTATGTCGTAATCTTCATGCAGGAAATACAAATAATTTCTCCGCTTGCCGTTCCTGTCTAACCGCACATCGTTATGAAACTGCATTTTTCTACCGCAGAACGGACAAGGTTTCAGCTTGTCGCCGAATGTTTTCTCTTTTTCTTCAAGAGCTTGTTGCCGTCTGTTCCAGTCCTGACAAGCCTTATACTTGTTTGCAAACCATTCTCCGGTGCTGTTGTGTACCCCATTTTCAGAGCAAAACAGCTTGTAGCAGTGTTCTGCTTTTTCCGGATCTATGTCGTAAATGTCATTGATTTTCGGCACAGCCCCACAAATTGCACAGGGCATCAGATGTTCGACCAGTTTTCCCATTTTTCATTTCTCCTTTTCGTTTATATCAAAAGTCCACGCTTCGCAGGCGTGTAAAACACCTTTTCTTTCGGATGGTTTGCTGTATACGGTTCTGACAATGTGTTCCCCTGTGCAACAATTGCTTTCACACCAAGCAAACTAAGCTGCACATAGCACATGTAGACCGCTGTCCAGTCTAAATCCTGACAAACCACATCCAGTACCCTTTGATAATTGATTCCCTTTTCCTGCAATACCTGTGCTGCGGCGATGACCATTCCACCGCTGCCGCAGGTAGGCTCACCCAACGAAAGCTTCTTGTTTTCGTCTATGGTATCTGGCAACGTCAGCCTTGCAGTTACCAGACTGACACTGTACGGCGTGAAAAACTGTCCGGAATTTTTATTTCCGCCGATGCTTTCCATATAGACTTCACCCAGCACATCACCAAGCCCTTTTTCATAGGTAAGTATCAGCATCCCAGCCATTTCAGCCATTTTCATCCGTTCTTCTTTGCCGTATCTGTTCATCGTTGCAAGATACTGTTCTTCCCGTTGCTGCCACAGATTGTCGTGAAATATCTGCACACTGTTGCTGATCAACAGTGCAACGCACTGAATCCAATCAGCAAACACCACCTGCGGAGCATATTTTCCGGACATCTGCTTGATGCAGGCTGCTATTTGTTTTTTCATCAATCCAACCCTTTCTTTTCATACCATTCCGTCAATCGTCCTGGCATTGTCCGCAATGCACTGTGTTCAGTTGGCGGATGTCTCCAGTATCTTCGTTCGCATTCTTGGCAGCAGAATCTTGTCCGCTTATCCCGCTTTCCATCCGTAACAACCGCCTTACCACATTTAGCACAGTAAAATGCTACGGATGGGAAACGTACTTCCATTGGGTGCTTTTTTCGATAACGCTCGCCGCATTTTGGCGAACAATAGATCTGATTGACAGATTTCTCACAAAAATCCGTTCCGCATTCTGGGCAAATCATTTTTTTCGACCATCCTTTATTGTTTTTTCATTATTTCTGCTTTCTTATCATCAACTGCTACAATTTCGTATGTCCTTATTTTTTTATTATTTTAATGTCAATACGACCGAAGCCCTTCTATATCAATCATGAAACTTCACCCTCTGTCCGCAGTCCGCACAATACCGTGCTTGCTTGTCCGTATGCTGCAAGTTGCCGCACGATCCACACGTCCACCAGAAATACCCATCCATCAGTGTAGATGTTTCCACGTTTTCCGGAGCGGTCGGAACGGCTTTTTCTCTTGCTTCATCCAGTTCCATAAAAATACTGTCATAGCGTTCTAAAATATCATACGGGGAAATATCGTGATACTCCCACAACGCTGTATTGATTGCTCTTGCACATTCCGGCTTCATTGCCCGATCGGAATCTTCTCCGAACAGAATTTCCTGAATCCCCTGCCATTCGTCAAAGTCCAGCATGTCCATGTCGGTTTCTACCGCATAATCGACCTGCTCCGGAAATGGAATTTCATTTTCAAACAGGTTTACGATCACGGAATACACATACCGGACAGAGCCAAAGGGATGTTCTGCCTGCTCTTTTTCCGTAGTTTCCTTTAGGAAGCACGTTTCCGGAGCGTCTACAATGCCACGCCCCTGATTCAGCATCCACTGAACAATTTTATTTCTTCTCTCACTCATCGCTTTTCCCTCCATACGCTTTTGGAAACGGCATCCACGCCACGACATCATCCAGCAAGTCAATTCCAACATCGCCTGCTCGCATCACCACAAACCGCTTGTCAACCGCCCAATACTGTGCAACACACACTTCCCGAAATCCGGTCAGCTTGTTGTAGCGTGTCACCAATAGCGTTCCGGATTCCTCCGGCGGTTCTTCTTCAACCGATGTCCATCCTATCGCAGAATCCACATCATTCAGCAGGCTGCACGCTTCATCAATCGCTGCATCCCATCCCTGATAAAATGCTTCGTCTGCATCCGCTCCGCCGATGTAGTCCAGCATCGCATACACTTCCCGGCGGCTGACGTAATCATCCGGAATCGTAAAGTCCAGATTCTTGTACTGCGTTTCGATGTAGTCTTTCATGATTCTTTCTCCCTCTCGCTCATTATTTTAAAAATCCGGCACAGTCTGCACAATACAGACCGCCGTTTGCTGATTTCATAAGTGGCACACCGCTGATTTTACAGCGGCAGCACTGCTTCAGTATATCGTCCGGATCAGGCATCGGCTGATTCCAGCAGTATGTGCAAAGACTTGTCCATGTGCTGCCCCGTCCCTTGTCGTCCTGCTCACACAGTCCCTTTTCACAATGCAGAAAAGGTTGACTGCTTGGGCAGCCATCCACACCGCCAATTGCTTCTTCATGCACCATGTACGGTTTCTTTTTCTTCATGCATTCCTTCAAGGTCATGCTGCTTCGCTCCTCTCTGTATATCCTTTGCAAAGGCAATCAGATTGCCCAGCTTTCCGCACAGCTGCTCTGCAACCTGAATGACATCCTCTACGCATCCGACCTCATTCAGCAAGACCAGCCGTTCAGACTGTGCTGCCAGCTCAATTGCCATGTGCAGAAGCTGCCGGTTCTTCGGTACTTTCACTTCTTTTTTCTTCTTCATACGTCTTCTCCTTTCGGAATCCGTTCCAGTTTTGCCCCTGCTTCGGCAGTCCGAACATCCACCTTGTGATTGTGGATGTCAAAAGCAACCTTAATCATGACAGCCAAAGTAAGTATCAAAAAGCATCTGATCATCTTTCCTGCTCCTTTCCCATTTCCGGCGGCAGTTCGGGCATAAATACCAGCCCGAAAACTGCCAGGATACATTCCACCACTGCTTGCACCACGCACATTCCGCATACTTGTATCCGTTCCGGATTTCAATTCGTGGCGTTCCGTATGGGCGTTTCTCTTTCGCCATCGCTTACCGCCGCCCGTAGTTCTGCGGCGGTGGGTAGTTTTGCGGATAATTGCCTGCATCGCCCTGTGCGGCTTGCTGTGCATTCCCTGACGGCTTTCCATCGCCGCAAAAGTTCAGCTGATCCACATTGACTTCCATTGCATAGTGCTTCACGCCGTTGTTGTCGGTATAGTCCGCATTCTGTAGCCGACCTTCGGCGGTAATCATACCGCCACGGTGCAGATACTTCGCTGCAAACTCTGCGGTCTTGCCCCAGCACACACAGCTGATAAAGTCTGCTTCCGGTTTTCCTTCCACCTTTCGATTTCTGCCAACCGCCAGACGGAAATGGCAAACCGCCGTGCCGCTCTGTGTCTGCCGTGATTCTGGATCCGCACACAGCCTTCCTGTGATTACAACCACATTCGTCATTCTTCAATATCTCCTCTCTCGTCCTGAATTTCCCGCAATGCACGGGAAATGTCATAAATGAATTGCTTCTGCGTTTCCGCATCCGGAAAAATGTGCTCTGCTACATTGGAAACAAGCGTACACAATGCAGCACCCGTTTCCGCTGCATTCGCACCGCCAAACACAGCACGGCAGCTGATTTGATGGTCTTCATACAGGACTGCTTTCAGCTTCAGAATCTTTTTCATTTCTCTTCCTCCTTCGTCTGGTTATAAGAGCATCCCAATTCCTGAAAGAGTTCCTCTCTTTTTCCCAGCAGGTAATAGAGTTCGTTCAGAAACATGGAATCCTCTGTCATGTCAGCGAACAGCTGTTCACTGTACAGCAGGATTCTGGATTTGATTGCATTTTCCAATGCCGTCAATCGTGCATATGCATTCATGTTTGGTTCTTCCTTTCCATATCTTTTAATTCTTCTCTCAATCGGGATATGAGTTCCGCTTGCAGATCCGATATTCTCGACAGCCTAACAATTTCTTCTTTTTGCTTCCGGCGGACGGTTCTGGCATCTCCTCGATATTCCCTCTGGTAGTCTGCTTTCTGCGATTTCCGATGTACGGACTGGCATTCCGGGCAGCGTTTAAGACTGTTAAACCGTTGCCGCCCCAGCGTTTCCCGTGTCCCAAGGACGCATCCGCAATCCTTGCAAAACTTGATCTCACTCACGCTTTTTTTCTCACCTCTCCCCTGCTCCCCTCTCGGTTTTGTCCACGGTTTTGACTTCGCCGTACTGGTTCATTTTTCGGATTTCTCCGAATAGGGAAGTGGTCAATCGTTGCTTTTCGGCAGTGACTAACTGCTCCAAGATTTCCGCATTGCCCTTATATGACACCGGAAAATCATAGGTCAGATACCTGTTCTGCACATCATCGTGCCACTGGATCTGTACCACCCGATAACTTCCATACAGATTCTCCCGGCTCAAATCAATCTTGGTTTGCAGCCGCTGGAGCGTCTCGAGATGCTCCCGAATCTTTACCGTGCTGTCAATTCCGTGGGACACATCGTAAAAGTTAAATCCATAGATTTCTTCGCTCTGCTCCGCCGGTGTTGGCTTCGGCGGTTCTCTGTGCCGTTCTTGCCAGTTGCTTTTGATTTGCATTGCAATATGATATGCAGCCGCTCCGAACATTCCCAGCACACAAACCCCTGCAAAAATAACTCCGCTCTCCAAAAACTTTTCCTCCTTTTTGCTTGACACCAAACAAATAAAATGATAAAATTATATTGTTGGTGATATTTCATAATTCAATTCCTATTTTTTCCTGTACACCCTGTTGCTTCTCTCCGCAACAGGGTGCTTTTTTATGCCTGCTCACCGCCATTCTCCCATAAGTCGATTATCCTTTCATATGCTTCTGCATTTTCTGATACATGGGGTTCGGACTTCCGCTTGCCCTGACAAGTGCCATCTGTCTTGCCCCAATAAGCCAGTGTGCCTTTCCAGTTTGTGATCGGCTGACCGTTCTTGGTTTTCCATCCACGTTCGCTGTAATAGCTGTAAAACTTCTGAACATCTGTATGGATGCCTTTCTGCTCTGCATACTGTTTGACCTCTGATAAGGTTGGAAGTTGTGCTGATTGTTGAAAAGTTGAAAGATTTTCTTTGGCTTCGCCATCTAAGATAGATAGATAGATTTCTTTCTCTTTATCTATCTCTCTATCTATATCTATCTCTCCGTGACACATTTGTGACTCACCTGTGACATTGTCACACTCTGATGCTTCCGGCTCGTTACTTGGTAACAAGCTCTGCTGTTTTCTCGCCCGTTCTGCACGTTTTCTCCCTGCTGCTGCCGTTTCAGATCCGATTGCTTTCATTGCATCCGGCATTCTGTATTCCCATTCCGTTTTCTTTTCCAGCTTGCCAACCCGTAGCAGATAGTCGATTGTTACACGCACATCATCTTCTTGTTCATCAATCGTCAGGGCAACTTCTGCAGCAAAGTCCTCTTCCAGTCCCTCGAAATAAAGAACCCCTTCTGTTTGCAGACTTTGCAGCATCATCTCTAAGTAGATATTCACATAGGTATCACCACCAGCCATTCTCCGGAGGCGTTTTATTTTCTTGTCCCGAAAAAAATCCTCGGGAAGTTTTAACCAGTAATACCGTTTTCCCATCATCTCACCCCCGTTTCCATGCCGTCATGTGCAAGCTGTTCCAGCGTCACGCCAAAGAACGAGCAAATCATATTCAGATCCGCCCCCGTAAACGAGGACGGGTCGCTCATGCGTGTGTTCCATGTTCTTGTCTGTGCATATCCCAGCAGCTTGCAGATGTCAAACGGTGTGATGTGTCTTCTCTGCATCAGCCCGGCAATATTGCCGGCTACGATGTCCATCGGTGATTCCGGTGGTTTTTGGTTTGGTTTCCGTGCCATGCGATTCTCTCCTTTCGCTGGTTGGTGGCTTTAACCTTTTAGCCACAGAGGTTATTCCGTTCTCTGCCCGACCAGCAGATTGATGAAATAGACCTGCCCTTTTCCGGTGACTTTCGGGGTCTTGCTGATGGTCGTATAGCCGGAATGAATCACGCTGGTTTCTTTGATCTCCATCAAGCCACGCTCCATGCTCCGCTGCGTTGGCAGGTTGTATTCCGAACCGCACCGCTTGATCAGATAGCCGTTTTCTCGCATCCACGCAAACAACCGCCGCTGTCCCATATCCACGCCATTTTGTTTGATCAGCTTTGCAAGTTCGCCGATCAGGATACTGCTGCTGGATGCTGCCACGCTGTCAGCGAACAGAACCTTCGGCTTGTCCTGCTCCATCTGTTTGCTCTGAGCTGCAACCGTGGTTTCCAATCTACGCCGTTGCTCCTGCTCTGTTTTCAGCTGCGTTGCAAGTTCAATCAGAAAATCCGGTGAGGTCAAAGCACGTTCCAACGTCTGTTCTGTCATGTACGCACCATGTTTCCGGATGGATGGAAGCACATCATCAAACACCCAACGCTCGAACTTCTCTGCATCCGGTCGGCGGCTGTGGGTAATCA